GTGCAAAGAACGCTGTGAAGTATTTCCAAAATAATGTCAAAGCGCTCGATAGCACATTGAAAAACAATGGTAAGAGTACTGAACTCCTCAAAGCAAAATACAAGTCTTTAGGACAGGCCATTGAAGCACAAAAGAAGGTACTCGATCAAATGAAGCAGAACTTCGACAAGCTCGATCCTGGATCTGCTAAATTTGACAAAGCTGCTGCTGATATTGAGCGAGAAAACGCAAAATTGTCAGCAATGGAAGGACAACTCTACAAAGTTGAGCAAGCCTTGAAAGCTGTTGGACGTGAAAATAGCTTCTTTGGCAAAATGGAAAACTTTGGGAAGAATCTTGTTAAAAGTGGAGATAACATACAAAAATTTGGTAAGAAAGTCTCTGACTTTGGAGGAACATTAACCAAAGGTGTGACAGCCCCGTTGATTGCAAGCGCAGGATTTGCAGTTAAGGCTGCCGTAGATTATGAGTCTGCTTTTGCCGGAGTTAGAAAAACGGTTGACGCTACTGAGGGCGAATACAAGAAGATGTCAAATGCTATTCGGGAGGCATCTAAGACGATGCCAGCGAGTGCTGCGGACATTGCGAGAGTAGCGGAAGCGGCAGGTCAGTTAGGGATTAAGAAACAAAACATTGTTGATTTCTCCAAAACCATGATTGACCTTGGCGAGTCTACTAATATGACCGCAGATGAAGCCGCTACCGCAATGGCCCGTTTTGCCAACATCACTCAAATGCCACAGTCCGAATTCAGACGGCTAGGATCTACTATCGTTGATCTTGGTAATAACTTCGCAACGACAGAATCCGAAATCATGGAAATGGGCTTGCGGTTAGCAGGTACAGGACACATGGTCGGATTGACAGAACCGCAAATCATGGCAGTAGCTACTGCTATGAGTTCTGTTGGTATCAATGCGGAAGCTGGTGGTAGCTCATTCTCTCGTGTCATGCAAAAAATCAACACGCAAGTTCTTTCTGGTGGTAAAAAGCTAGAATTATTTGCGAAAGTATCTGGAATGAGCGCTCAAAACTTTGCTCATGAGTGGAAAACAGAACCACAAATCGCCTTATTAGCATTTCTGGACGGATTGAAAAAAGTCAAGCAGTCCGGTGGGGACGTAACCCAAACACTAAAAGAGTTGGGTATTAAATCAACTCAAGAAGTAGATACCATGCAACGTATGGCAGGAGCCGGAGACTTGTTGTTACGAGCCTTGAAAACTGCAAATGGAGCGTGGAAAGAAAATATAGCCCTCACAAACGAAGCTAAAAAGCGCTATGAAACGACAGAATCTCAATTGAAAATCTTTAAAAATCAGATCACTGATTTGGCAATTGAATTTGGCGGACCGCTTCTGAAAGCAATGAATTCCGGCTTGCAGGCTGCAAAGCCTTGGGTCCAAAAATTGGCTGATATGGCTAAAGCATTTAGCGAAATGAGCGAGTCTCAGCAACAAAATATCATCAAATGGGGATTGCTTGCAGCAGGCGCAGGTCCAGCCTTATCAATCCTTGGCAAAGGTATCGGAGTTATCGGAGGTATCACTAAAGGTATCGGCTTCCTCACTCAAGGTATTGGTAAAGTCGGTGGTGGACTTTCTGTTTTAGGAAAGACATTCCAACTATTTAAACAAGGTAGCAGTCTTTCTTCTGCATTTAAAACTGCAACCAGTGGCATCACTGCGACAAGCACTGCTGCAGAAGGTGCAGTAGCTTCTACCGGTTTATTAGCAAAAGGCATCGCACTACTTGGAAACCCCGTAACTTGGGGAGTCCTGATAGGTGGAGTTGCTGTTGGTGTGATTGCTGCAGTAGCAAAAGAAATGGCAGATGCAGACGAGAGGACAAGGACCTGGGGGACATCGGTAAACAAGGTCCAGGCTGAAGAACTATCGAAATTAAAATCTAGGATTGATGATGCCCACCAAGCAATGATTGGATTTGGAAACGGTGGATCTCAGGCCGTTGAAAATGTCCGTAAGAGTGTCCAGGGACTGTCAAGTGACCTGCAAAAGGCAATTGACAAAGATCTCCAACGAACTCAAAAAAACCTTGAGAAAATTGGAGCTTCCGAAGAAGTCCAAAAACGTGCTGTAGCACAAGCAGAACAGCAGAAGAAAAATGTACAGACAATGACTGATGAGATCATCCAGATCTATCAAAATGCGTCTGACAAAAAACGCAAGATCACTCGTGAAGAACAAGCTCTCATTTACGACTACGAGAACCAATTTATCAACAAACAACTGGAAATGCAGAAGTTCTCTGCAGATGAGCGCACAGCCATCATCAAAGCGATGAATGGTCAAATCAACGACTTGAACGAAACCCAGCTAAGGAAAGGTTCCGGAGTCGTTGCTAAATGGTTGAAAGATGAGATCAAACTTTACGAAGACCAGACAAAAGCTTTAAAAGAAGAGTATGACAAAGGAACTCTCAATAAAGCTGAATATAACCAAAAAATGGAAGAGTTAAGTGCTCAACATAAGTCCAAAATGGAAGCATTTGGCCGTGAGTATGCCGCTCTTCAAAAGAAACTGAGCGAAAAAGTCCCTCTCAATTTTGGCGATGACCGACAACGTGACTTGTATTTTAGAGAGTTACGAAAGAGCTGGGCCGAACTTGGACTTGATTACGATAAGATGATGGCTAAGGCAGATCAATTTGCTGACATTGTAGGTCGTTCATCCGGTCTTGTGGCTAAAAGTGTCCAGAATATGTCACAAGAGACAAGAGATGCGAATCTCTTGTGGAACGGAATGGTATTTGATCCTAAAACTGGACAAGTCAAGACAAATGCTCAGGAAGAAGTCACAAAAGCATTGCAGGCTGAGAACGGTTGGGAGAATATGCAATTTATTCTCAAGCATGCCAATCTTGAAACAAATGCCAAGATGACAATCGGTGAAGCATTGGTTGAAGTCGGTAAATGGGACAGCCTAACTCCAGCAGAAAAAGAATTAGTCGTAGGCAACAATCAAGGTATGCAAGCCATCCTTGATAATAAAACATTGTTAGAACAATACAATGCTATGCCAGCGGAAGTCAAAGAACTCTTAATGAAGAATACTGACTTCCTATCATCGGGTGAACGTGCTACTGCGATCATTGAGCGCTGGAATACACTCACACCAGAGCAAAAAGAACTGATCTTAAAAGATGCTGCAAGTGATAAGGCTGAACGTGTAAGACTGGCAGTTGATTCGTTAACTGGTATGGCTCATGTAGTCAACTTGGACGCAGAAGACAAGACCAAGAGCGCTATCGCTAGTGCGATATCTAGCATCTTAACACTACCTACCGACCATAAGACGGACTTGATTGCAACTCCAGACGGTGTAACGCTTGGAACTAACCAAGCAATGGGCGCTTTAGGATTATATAACGGATTTAACGTACCAACAAAACAAATTACCGCTGATCCAAGCAATGCGAATAATGCTGCACAGCAAGCGATTAACAAACAGCAAGAATGGAATAACACTCCAAGCCCTGTTAAACCACAATTAGGTGATCCAACTGGTGCTATCACTGCTGCACGACAAGCGATTGATAATCAAAACGCTTGGAACGCTACACCAAGCCCAACTAAGTCCATAACAGGCGATAGCACTAGTGCGGTTAATGCTGCGAACAGTGCTACCAATGCTATCAACGGTATTCCAACAAGTCACCACACGACTATCACAGCTACAGAAGTAGTAAATAAAGTGATCAACTCATTCTCCCGTGTTTTCGGACCAAGACACGAAAAAGGTACGAACTTCCACGAAGGTGGTCTTGCAATGGTTAATGACCAGCGAAATGCAGTCTATAAAGAAATGGTAACATTACCAGACGGAAGCTCATTTATACCAGACGGACGGGATGTTGTACTTAACTTGCCTCGTGGATCAAAAGTATTGCGAGCTGATAAAACTAAGCGACTGATGAAAAATCTTGGCTTCCCAAGATATGCAACAGGGGTCGGAATTCCGGAAGATGCCAAATTTTTGCGAGAAATGAAAAATGCCAGCCAGCAATTTTTATTTAAAGAAACATCAAACGGGAATAGCTACACTGGTGAAAATATCGTTGCTGAGATCGCAATTCTGAGAGCAAGTTTAGAAAAGATCCTTACTGCTATCCTTGAAAAACCGTCAGAAACCTATCTGGACGGTGATGTTTTAGCGCAAAACAGCTATCAAAGATATTCTAAAATCATGGCAAGGGAGGGAATCTAATGTTTAACATGATTATAAATGGATTTGACACTGGATCAATCCCCAACTGCTATGTGACGGATTTCGGAGAAGACCAGACGGCTACACCAAGGGTCGAATCAAATACAATTTACGGAGCTAACGGAGATTACAATCTTTATGATGGAGCTTATGACGGGTACGATAAGACAGTAAGTCTATACGTTGTCAAAACAAGCGAAATCGAAATGATTGTCAATCAATTCAAACCAGAGGAAAATAAAATAGAGTTTAGTCACCGACCGGGCTCTATTTTTTATGCTGATTTCCAGAGCGCATCATTTAAACAAAACGGCTTGCATGCTTGGACTTTAGAAATCAAGTTAAAGATGCATCCATTCCGTTACTTAAATAATGATGTTGCAGTCACTTTAGCAGGTAACGGCACAGTAAACAATCCAGGAACGGTATATTCTGAACCTGTCATTACAATCGAGGGCAATGGTGATGTCTCTCTAACCATTGGGAAGCAAACCATGCAACTTACGATTGACACGAAAGCAACAATTGATTGCCGTCACAAGAAACAAAATGTCTATGACAAAAATGGAAATTTGAAAAACACCTTGAGAAAACGAGGTGGTTTCTTTGAAATTGCTCCAGGTACGTCTGGTATTGCAGTTTCAGGTACCGTTTCAAAAATCACAATAAAAGGGAATTGGAGGTATAAAGTATGATTTATCTACAAGAGGGAAACTTCCCTCTTAATGAAGCTTTTAGCTCCGAAATCGTCCAGGAAGCGAACAGCACCTATCAGCTTACCTTTAAATTCCCAACCTCAGATCCAAAATGGGCATTGTTAACTCCGGAAACAGAACTAGTTGCCGATGATTTGCATGGCGAACAGTACTTTACTATCTTTGAAGTCGAAAAGCAACATGGATATGTCACTGTATATGCCAATCAAGTAGCTACGTTGTTAAATGGTTATTCCATCAACAAGATCAATGTCGATCGAGTGAATGGAGCAACTGTAATGAATGCGCTTGTTGCTGGATTTAAACGAGAAACACCGTTTACATTTTTCTCTGATGTAATGTCAAAACACACCCTCAATCTTAAAGATATCTCAGCGATGGAAGCTTTGGCCAAAGATAAGCACTCCATCGTTGGGCAGTGGGGTGGAGATCTTGTCCGGGACAAGTACAGTGTCCGATTGCTAGAAAATGGTGGAATCGAAAACGAATCATTGTTTGCCTACAAGAAAAACATGAAGTCGTTTCAGGAATCAAAATCCACTAAAGAGTTGAGAACACGGATACATTTTAAAAAGGTTATCGAAGCGCACGAGGAAGGAAAGAAAGATCAGATCCTAACTGTGACCATTGATAGCCCACTGATTAACAAATACAAGCATATCTACGAAGCGGATATGGAAGTACAAGATCAGGATGTAGTGGATCAAAAAACGCTTGAGGAATACGGCAAGCGCTATTTCCGTGAAACTCTGTGTGACATGATTGAAGAAAGCCTTGAGATTGATGTTGTAGGCCAGGCAGATCAACCAGTACACATGTTCGATATCGTGAGCATCTTTCACGAGGGCTACGATGTCGATTTGCGAAAAAAGATCACGAAATACAAGTTTAATCCAATGAGCATTAAACTTGTCAGCATCGGATTTGGTGAAATTGCTAGAAGTTTAGCAGACTCTATCTCAGGAATGGTCAACGATTCTGTTGATAAGAAAATGAAGTCTTATGATGCAGAATATGAAGCGAAAGTGCAGAAGCTTGTAGATAATGCTAATGCTGAGTATGACAAGCAAGCAAAAGAGCTGGAACATAAAATCACAGATGGCATTGAGCAAGCAAAAGCACAAGCTGAAGTAGTCAAGCAAGAAATAAACGGAATTGTTGCACAAAAAATCTTGGAATCAAAACAACTAACTGACTCCGAAATTGCAAAAGCAAATGCAAAAGCAGAGGAAGCCTTGAGTAAAGCAGGCACATTTCCGAGCATGGAAAGTATATCTGCAAAACTCAAAGACGAGATTTTAAAAAGTAAGGATCTGAGCGATAAAATAAACCAAACTTTTATCGAATCAGACAACGGGACTGCAATTTACAGCAAAATTTCTGGTGAAGTAACCAAAAAAATTGTGCAAGTTGAAGATCAAGTAAATAAAAAGATCAGCCAAACAAATCAACGGATTGGCGACATGAGTGGAAGCATTAACAGTTCGCTATACTCGATGAATAACCAGTTAGGCCAGATGAATAACGGCCTAAATAAAGCTAAAATCGATATCGTAAATGCACAGGGTGCTGCAAACAATGCCAACAATAAGTTGATTTTAACTGATCAAAAAGTCGATCAAGCAAACAATCGAATAGATCAGACGAATCGAAATTTGGAAACAACAAATCGTGATTTAGCAAATACAAACTCTCAAGTGGCTGCTAACACTCGACAAATTGAGGTGCAAGTCACAAACTACAACGCAGTCCGTGAAAGCACGAAATTGTTCGAGCGTATTCTTGGTACAACAGAAGAAGGTGCGCCAAATAAGCTCTCAAGGTTGGTGATGTCAAGTGAAATATTTCAAACGGAAGTTGGAAAGTATGTCACTGACGATAACAACTTGATCGTCAATTCGATGACGATGGACAAAAATACGCTCGTTGGAAATAACAACCCTAAAGCAAACGTATCTGTCACAGATGGCATTTTCACGATAAAGGCGCAGGGTTTGACAGGCTATAACTGGTCTGGTTTCTCCTTACCTATCTATGTTAAGAAAATTTACCACGGAGAGACTTATACGTTAGGATTTAAATATCGTATAAAGGAATATCCAGATAGCTCTTTTGCTTTTAACATAAAAAATCACGGCTTAAACAAAATCCTTTTAGCTTCTGATATTGGCAAAAACAAACCACCTTTAGATGAATGGCAGGAGTTCCAAAAGACTTTTACCGTTCAGGAAGATTTTGCTTTTGGTGAAGATGCGAACTATCCATTTTATATCTATTTGGCCAAGAATGGCTGGATCGAATTTAAAGAGCCAATCCTTGTCCGTGGATCGAACACAGGGCCTTATAAACCTAGCCAATTTGATGATACCTTTGCTGAGACCAGGGCTTTAGATGCAAAAATCAGCCAAGCGTCCAATAAGGCGCTGGAAGCAAAGCAGACGGCAGAAGGAGCGCAAGAGAAAGCTAATGGAGCGAAAGCAACTGCTGATCAGGCAACAGGAGATGCACAGGAAGCAAGGCAACTGGCGGTTGGAGCGCAAGCAAGAGCAGATCAAGCGAACGGAAGGTCCAGCTTTGCGTTAGAGAAAGCGGAGGACGCACAGACCAAAGCGATCCAAGTTGCAGAGCAGGCTAGACAGGCCCAACAATCAGCAGAAGCGACAAGGACGCAAGTCACACAGCTTGCAGGCTCGTATTCGATCAAAAACATTAACAGCGCAGGCGATATCATCAGCGGTGTCAATCTAGGCGCAGATGGGACAAACCGTTTTGTCGGGAAACTAACTCACATTACAGGGGAAACTCAAATTGATAATGCAGTTATCAAATCTGCCATGGTAGACAAACTTAAAACTGGCAACTTTGAATCAGGATCAGTCACTACTCAGATTTTGGCATCAGATTCTGTCACTGCTGATAAGCTACTAGTTGATTCTGCTATGATCAACAAGCTGGTATCCAATCAAGCTTTTATCAGAGAGCTTACATCGCAAAAAGCCTTTATCACGCAACTCGCTTCGGTTGATTTTTCTGCAGAGCGAATTAAAGGTGGTAGATTAGAGTCAAATACTAGAGCTCTAGTATTTGATTTGGATAACAGTGCAATGAATATGTTGACTGACACAGCAGTCATCAGACGAGTTTTCAACAACTTCCCTACTCAGTTTATTAGATATGGAACACATATCGAAAATGGAAACAGGTTTTCGAAAACCATCATCGGATCAAACCGTGACGGTACGGAAAATAGTGGGAACAGGACATTTAGTGGTATTGAAATCTACAACAGCACGAATGAAAATGTTGAAGATTATACTAAGTTTTATGCAGATAAGTTGTATTTGCAACACAGCGAATACAAACAAGGTTGGATCATTCAAAATGCAGGTAAACCAAGAATTGCACCGCTAAATGGTACAACATACTCCGAAATGATTGCATCTGACTTCAGAATGATCTACACGGCAGATGGCAATCACAGAAGTGTTGGAACTTATTTATGGGACCTCCTCACATGTTTTGGCATCCTACAAAAATATGGCTGGGATCTCAAAAATAGTGCTTCTCAAAGTCACATCGGTAGTGTCCTTTCAAAATACAACTACAGATAGGAGTTTTAATGAACGAAAATAACTATGTAGCAATCATCACAGAACTGGCAAATCAACTTGCCAGCAAATCAATCAATGAGGCCGAATTTAAGGTTCGTCTCACTGAGTCACAGCAACTTGTAGCACAACTTGCTCAGGAAGTTGAAAGCTATCGCTCTGTCCTTGAATCTGATAAAGATTTGAAGGATCTTTTTGAAGAAATCAAAAATAAAAACGAGGTAACTAAATAATGGACTATAAAGTACAATTTAAATCATACGATGCAGTAGCTAACACTACCAAGGTAGCAATTAAGCAAGACTTCCCCTACCGTGTATTTGAGGAAATTTTGCCAACAAACCGCATGACCGAAGATGATGCTGCATTGGTCGAAGCAGTATTGAACATCGTCCGCATGGAACTTGACACATCTGGCGCAGTAGTAGCCATCAAGAAAGAGTTAGACAAATCTGTCGAAGCTAACAATGATGCTATCGCCAAGATTCAAGCTCTCACTAAGGACAACGAAGAAAAAGCAAACCAAATCCAGAAGATCAAAGAAGTAGCAGAGTGGAACGTTTTGGCCCGTGTGACCGATGTTGAAAATCCACTTGATCCAACTGTATTTAAGCGTGGTCTTGAACTTGTAGACCTTGGGCAATCTGGCAAGACTTACCAACCACAAGAAATCTTTACCATTGAAGATCCAAACCACACAGAAGCTTTTGGAGAAGGTAAACGGATCATGATCCAAGTAAATGAGCCATTTACTTACCAAGGCGAAACCTTGGATCAATTAAACAGCCTTTACCAAAATGGTAAGATTGGCATTTGGAAGTGGACGAAACCAAAAGAAGAGAAGGAAGAGAAGCCAGGACAACCTTCTGGTGATCTTGAAACTCAACCAGTGGCGACAGCTACACCACAACCAGTACTTTAATTAGAGAGGGGCGTGATCTATGATCCACTTTACACCAGAAGATATCTCGATGATGGTCGGATTTGTCGGGATCTTACTTGGAATTTATGGAAATTTTAAAGGAAGTGTCGTGGCACAAGAAAAACGCATGGTCGTTATCGAGAAAGACATCGAAAACATGCGTGATTTTCGTCTAACGGCAGTAAGACGACTTGATAACCACGATGAACAAAATAAGTCTCTATTGATCCTCGCAGAGCAGGTCAAGGCCTTGAGCGAGGACATGAAAGAACTTAAAGCATTAATTCAAAACAAAAATAATTAATAAGAGGTAACACTATGAAAATCAACTGGAATGTACGTTTGAAAAATAAAAACTTTTGGCTCGCCCTTGTACCAGCCTTAGCCTTGCTATTTCAAGCATTTGCCGATATCTTTGGCATCAAATTGGAGTTTGGCCAAACAATTGATAAAGTCCTTGTATTTATCAATGTACTATTTGCCTTTCTTGTACTTGTCGGGGTCGTCAATGACCCAACTACTACAGGATTGAGCGATAGTAACCGAGCATTAGGCTATGAAGAACCTAGCCAAGATTAATAAAAAGGAGGCGGTCTTTTGACTACTCAAAGACAATTACTAGATACGCTAAACAGCGTAGTCAATCAGCGTCTAACTGTCCCCACAAATCCGTACGGAGGGCAATGCGTCGCTGCGGTAGATAACATCCTACAGTATCAAGGATTGTACAACCTCAATTTCAGCTATTTAAACGCTATAGACGGTCTGGACAGAGCTTCTAATTTAAGGCTTAAGGTTACATATTTCAACGGCTCTAATAACCCTCCCGTCGGTTCTGTATTCGTTTCTGACTGCTCTCCATATCATCAGTTTGGACATATTGGTTTTGTGGTGGCAGAACACGCAGACGGAACGGTTACAACCATCGAACAAAATATAGACGGCAATTCAGATGCGCTTTATGTTGGCGGATGGGTTCGCAGAGTCCGTAGGAACTTATCAAGCGACGGAACGTTTAGTTATATTGATTGGAATGCGCCAAGTCAACGCATGATTGGTTGGTTTGAGTTGCCGTTTACGCCCGAACCAACAGCACCACAACAAGAAAACACAGAGAAAAGAGGAAAAGAAACAATGTTAGTTATGCGCAGTCATTCAGGCAAACAAGGATACTTCGGAGTTGTAGGAGATACGGTATTTGGTATCGGGCATATCGAAACAGTACAAAGTCTAATCAATGCAGGAGCTGCAGAAATCAGCATCCACGATGACGACTTCAACCGAATCATCGGTCAACTCAACAGCGACTTGAAGATCCTCGGAAGCATTGAAAAAAATACCAACTCATGATTTATTTTTGTTAAGGAGGTAGAAAATTGAGACTAAACTCTACCAATCTAAAGCAATTCGAAGGAGGGGCTGTCGTCAAACAAGGCGATAGCGCCTCTTTATTTGGCTATGAGCTACTGGACGAGCAAATGCGACCAATCAGTGATTTAAATGGCAAAAATGCCACAATCCGGATCTTTAACCAAAAAGGAAAGGCTACATTTGAGAGTACAGTAGATAATTCAAAAGTTACTTTCAAAATTGGGAAAGCCCTACCGATTGGATCTTATCTGGTCGAAGTCGTTTGTGATGGCTATATCTTCCCAAGTGACCGCTCAACACGCTTGGACATTACCAGATCAGCGGACGAATTTACAAGTGAAGAAGTATTATCGCTTGTTAAAAACGATGTCAGAGAAGAAATCGACAAGTACATAGCAGACCATCCAAATGGACCACAGACGGAAGAACTCCCAGATCTAACCGTACTATATAACCTAGCTAAAATTTAAAAGGAGAAATAAATGACTTTAAACACACAAAACCTCACACAATTTGCACAGGCCGTTGGTGCTGACGTAAAAGAAATCAAGACCACGCTTGCTAATAAAGCTGACAAGTCTGAGCTTGGTCAAGGCGGGATCACACAACAACAATTGGAAACAGCAATTCAAGGGGTGAAAACCGCAATCCTTGGCGAGGGTGTGTCAGAAGAACTTGACACTCTCAAAGAAATCGCAGACCGTATTGCTAACGGTGCAGGGTCAGCGGATCAGGCTATCGTGTCTAAAATGACAGAGCTTGGTCAAAAATTTACTGACTTGGAAAATACAGATTTTGCACAGATTTATAATACCGCTAAAAATACCCTCTAAGAAGGTGAAGCATGGATAAATTAAAAGAAGCTATAACAGCGATCGGGAGAGATATCGGTACGCTTCAGGGACAACAGACATCTTTCTTACCAGCTTCGAGAGCCTACGAACTATTTCCAACGTATGCAACTTTGCAGTCTCAAATGACCAGCAATATCAAAGACAAGCACCTAGAATTAGGTCTTGACGCTTTGATTGACACGAAATTGGCAAACGGTGGTGATCCGTTTGTCACACGATCAAAATTACCAACGATTGACACAAGCCAACTTGCAAGTAAAAACGATCTGGAAGAACTCAAACGATCTATCGGATCTGGTAGCGGTAGCACTACCGAGCTAAAAGGTCAAGGCTTCCCATACAATCTCGATGCAGAAATCGGTACGACCTACATTGATACCACATCGAAAAATGGAGCGTTTAAATGGATCAAAAAACGTGCTGGCGCTGGACGTGATAACTGGGTCGTTTTGGCCGGCGACACGGGTCGAGTTCGGGCGAAAAACGTTCAATCAGCTCTTGGTGCGTCATTCATGGAATTTAGACGAATTAACTCCACAGTAGAAATTAACTTTGGTGGTCTATCGTGGGGTTGGTTTGGTATCAAGCGTAGAGGTGCAGTGGGATACGTTCCACAAGGTTCAGACCGTGAGCGGAATGTGGTTATCTTAAATGTTAACAGCGTACCGGTTGGATTCCGTGCCACTGGCTCAAAATTGGGCATGATTACCAACGACAAGGGCCAACGCTTGGGAACATGGTATCTAGGTGGGCCGGGGGATAACAATCAATTCCGTTTGCAATTTGATGATCCAGTGCCAACGGACAGAGATATTGGAGATATCCGCTTCTCAAGTGTGATATATACCACAGACGATCCGTGGCCAGAGACGCTATAAAATGATTTAACCCCCCCCCTTTTGTGGTGTCTGCGCTTGTTTTTTTGCCGGGACAAAATCGTAGCGGATACCCGTTTCCATTGTTAGGATGTCACCGATTGAACGGGCATCCTTGACACTTTACAGCTTACTGTCCAGCCACTCATCAAAACTCTTTTTCGAAATCCGATACGTGGATCCGATTTTGAACCAGCGGAACTCATGCCGTTCAAGTAGCTTGTACGCGGTTCCTCTTGCAATTCCGAGGATGATTTGTAAGTCCTCAACGGTATAACAGCGCTTTTCTGCACCGGCAACTGCTGCTGTTTCCTGGCGCTCAAAGGTTTCAATCGCTTCCATTATGCAACCCCCTCACTTTCTGTATTTTTCGTTTGGCTTCTCAGCATTTGCCGCATTACGGAAATTCCAGGCACTCACCAGGAATCGGATCCTCCGGATTCGTGTACCCGGTCGCCACACGGATTAATTCATTGACCTTGTCCATCTGCCACGGCATCAGCTTCCCGAGATATTTCACCACCCGGCACTTATCAACCGGCGTCGGCTGTTCGCCAAGTATCATAGACGGCTTCTCAAGGAACGGCACGTTATAGAGGACGTAGTGCGTTTTCTGCCCGAGCTTCTTTAGCTGCGTTGTCAGCGGATAAACCAGAAGATTCGGGCTGTATCTGTTCCCCATCTCATTCTGGATGTTAATGCACGGGCGAAGGCCGCCCTGGATGTGATTTACCGGTTCCGGCAGATCAATCAGATAGACATCTCCCCGTCTGTAAGTCCAATTATCACGAAGCATGTGTAATCCCTCCTTGTCTTCGCAGATATTCCTATGCAAATGGCAGGCATCGCTGCCTGTCGTATCCTAAACAGATCTGTTCTGATCTGCTTATTACGTATGTTATCCCCACATTTGTCCTCGACACCCCTGGGAACTGGCAGACTCTCTGTCCTGCCGGGAATGCATTCAGGCGTCCGGTTGCTTCCGGATCCATGGGACTCTAACCCCTCCGTGGTTCTCACCGAGCTGCGTACAGAAGTATCATTATGCTGTGACGGATCAATGCTGTACTCCGGAAGCAATCCGGAGCTTACAGACCGGTTCGCGCTCCTGTCTTTTAAGGACAATCGTTGCGCTTCCCGCTGATGTGGCTCCCCCCCCCCCGGGTGTGGCTGCAGGCGTGTGGTTCAGTTTTCAAGGATCTAAACAAGAACCGCTTGGCTCCTGACATGTACAAGTTTAGCTGTGCAGATGATAAAGCTTTAGGAACTGATACTACGGATTTGTTGTGCCGGTTATATAGATTCGCGAATTCAATGGTGCTTACAATACTATGTGGATAAGGATGAAGTGTTCTTGACTCAACAGCCGGCATATTTACAGATGTTGTAAAATATTTTTTTTGTCGAAGCCCTTCGCAGAAGCAGTGCGGTGGAATATAGTATTAGAAGAGATGTCTAAGACAAGCGCAATGGGATGAAGATAATTCGAAAAAATGACATATTCATTCAACACATCAACAGAAGACAAGGTGATTTGCTTACCTCTTTTCGCTCCGTTTTCCTTGACGGTCAAGGTTCATCTGACTAAAATAGAATAAATTTCTCATCCGAATCGATAATTCATTATTGACGCATACACATTGTGAAACTATTTCTAATGGAGTCCTACTATCTTATGAGTACACTTACTAAGCCAATGAAGTCCGCCCAGGACCTTGTTGAACATATGAAAAGCAAGGGAATCACGTTCAATATCGTTTCTCCGGAAGATGCCGTCCAGTACATGGAACAAAATAATAACTATTTTCGTGTGGCATCCTACCGCAAGAACTATAATAGACGACTTGATTCAAAGCAAAATCCAATAGACGAGTATGTAAATCTAGATTTTGGATATCTTCAGGATCTTGCCATTATCGATATGGAACTGAGATACACATTTATTCAACTCACACTTGATATTGAGCATTTTGCAAAAATGGATCTTCTAAGGGAAATTGAACGTCATAACGAAGACGGTTATAAAATCGTCTCAGATTTTCTTAATGCTCAGAAAACCGACAGAAAACAACACATTCAGTCAGAATTACGGCAAAATCAGAACAGCTATTACACGAAAGACGTCTATAATAAATATAATCCTGATTTCCCTGCTTGGTTTTTTTTAGAACTTCTTCCTTTTGGTACAATCCTTGATTTTTATCTCTTTTGTGCTAAACGCTTTAACTCTAAGCCGATGTGCGATCGCTTTTATATCATGATAAGATGTAAAAGTGTACGAAACGCCTGTGCCCACAACGACTGCTTCATCAATGATTTCCATACAGGTACTGCACCATATAAGACCAAGTATCCTGTAAACCAAAAGTTATCCGTAATCCCCTCGCTTTCACCCGATTCTCGTAAACGTCGGATGCAGAATGAACGGATGCAGGAGCTAATATATGTTCTCTATATCCATCGCGAAATCGTAACCAGCATGGGTGTCCACAACAAGGCCGCTCAAAAATTACATGCATTTAAAGATCGGATGATGAGGCACGCTGACTATTACAATACAAATCAGTTGATTGCCGCGAATTTCAACTTTTTGAAACTGGTCATTGACAACTGGTTCTCCATCGTTTAAACTAATGGCACGTCGAAAAAGCAGCAATGCTTTTGTAAGGGCTCTATCCTAGGATCGAGCCCTATTTTTTTTGTCCAAAAACCTGCAGGTACCACAATTATGGTATCTGCAGGTTTTTCTTTGCCTCTGGAGCAACCAGACCAATTCCATGAGGTTTACATCAGGACTCAGATTGTCTCATCCACCTTCTGGATTGTAGCTATATGTAAAGTTGTCTGTATCATTTGCTGTATCATTTGCTCTATCAAAAGAAAAGGGGAAATTCTACTACTTCCGATGCTCTACAATTTACTGGCAAGTTCCATCATATGAGAAGCCATTTCAATAAGATTCATACGAACAGAATCTTTATCAAGCTCATTCCCCAGAAGCAGATAGTCTGTACTAACGTGAAAATAGAGCGCAATTTCAACAAGCAGTTCCAGCGATGGTTTCCCTTTTCCACGCTCTATATTGCCGAGATGTTCGAGACTGATGTTGAGTTCTTCGGCACTTTTCTCCTGTGTCTTACCTCGGGCTTTACGAAGTGCTTTCAAACGCTCTGCAAAATCAGCTTTCCCTAAATTGTACAAAATTATTTTCCTTTCCTCCTGACACGGGAGATTTGAAGGAGCCACTCCTTCCTGCAGACAGATTGGAACCTTCAGGGCCTTACGAAAGCCAAAAAGATAAGGATACCGATATCGCTTTTCTCCGAAATCTAAACTATGCAATATGTATATCCTCAGCGCTTCATACATGCCAGGACGCGATATATTTAAGAAGTGGATTGAAATCATACATTTGTCTTGCTAAACGGTACAAAAAAAGAAGCCACCGACAAGGAAGGGATCCTATAGATATAGGAATCCTGTCCTTGCCGATGGCCTCTCATGTGTGTCTGGCTTAACGCATCGACCATTTAAGCATGTGACCTGAAATGGATTTACGCAGTCTGTTTCACCTTAACCATTCCCGTCTGTATGCCGATTCAATTTCATTTGTTCTATCTCAGTTCAGTCCTGCCCCTCAGGCGCATACACATCGATACGATTGTGTCGACGCCCCATTCGCTTCTGTACCATAACCGACTTGCAGCATTTGCAGGTGATGCGGACTATGCCGTCGCAATCCTCCAAACCGTGATTTATTTCATGGCAGTTGGGACAACAAACGCTTCTCGGGCGTAATACGCCCCGGCTCTCATGTGCCAATTACCTCGCTCCCCTCTCATTCGCTCGTTTTTCATACTGCAGGAATTGCGACATGCTCAAACTCTCTTACTAAATCAAGAGGCTTCTGTATTTTCCACATTCTTCGGAGCTGCTGCGTCGTTTCCCCGCAGTATTCGCATTCCATCCATCCGTCTGTCTCTTCGAGAAGCAGCTGATGATTCATCTTGCCACAGACCGGACATCTCATATCGTATTGATTCATGCTTTCACCTCCGTTTCATCGGATTACAGTGCCTTGATGACGTGCCTAGCGACCCCCTGAACAATCAGATCTTTCGTGCGTATCTCTTTACCGGGATAAACAGCTTCGTTCCGGTAAAGAAGAATCGCTTCCTGATTCTCAGCATCAATGCCGCCAAACACCTTCAACGTGCTCTCATTGTCCCCTAAGAGGGCAACAACGATATCACCAACCCTGGCCTCGCAATCCATCCTGATAACGACTCTGTCACCATCATCGATGCCCGCATCAACCATAGAGTCACCGCATGCCTCCAGGATATAAAACTCACCCTTCCCGAAAAGGGAAACAGGAAGGCTGATGTACTCCCGAATGCATTCCTCCTTTTCCTCCGCAGTTCCACACGGGATGGATCCGACAACAGGACAAGGGGCAGAACCGGTCGTGAACTTGTTGATCATCGGCGTATTGATGGCACGAGACTGACCATCGTACTCGATCATTCCGCGGTTATCCATTTCAACCAGGTAGCGATATGCAGTTGTTTTAGGGATGTCCACGCCCTGAGCAATTTCATTCACCGAGGGAGTGACATGCTTTTCGCAGAAATACTGATCAACATAGGAAATGATGAGTTCCATCATCTCTGAGTTCATTTTCCTCATGGTCGCAATTCCTTTCAATCGATAACGGAACGAGTCGTTCCGTTGATGGCATCATAAAACCCCTTGACGATGAGGTCAAGGGGTTAGGCATTTAATGGAACGCAGGTGCACAGAATATTGAGCAGTGAACTACGATTCACTCCTCATAGAGCGCTTTTTGAAGCATTTCCCGGTAGGCATTCTTCACCGCTTCCGGTCCCAGAATCTTAATCTTACCGTTGAAACCAAAGAGCCAACGGTAAAATGTTGAGCTAGCGCACACAAGGACATTGGCCCTAAAGCTATCTTCACCGATTGGTTCTGTCTTAACATCCATGCCAAAGTTATCAATGAGATACTTCATTGTCGATACATGGCACTGAAGCTGAACTTCTTCCGGCTGATCCGTGTCAAACATACGGAAAACACACTTGCTGAAATGGGCAGGTGAGTAATCTTCCGGAGGTGATACCGCAATCTGATTAAGAATCTTCGGCTGCTCCGCAATGTGGTCGATGCGGAAGGTACGCATCGCCTGGCGCTCATCGCAGAAGCCGCGCAGGTAATAGTAGTCGCCATCCCACTCCAGCGTGTAGGGGCTAACCGTGTACGGCGTGCCGTCATTGGTCACATAGCAATTCTTGTTCACATCAAAATCCGTGTAAGCAAACTGGATCTTCCGTCGGGTGTCGATAGCCTCATTGAGGGCATCCACAATGTAATAGCCTTGCTCATTATCCGACTTCACACGACCGGCCACATAGATGTGACGGCGAAGCTTGGCCGCATTCGCTGCACTGGTCAGCGTAAAGAGCTTCGTAATCAACTCATCGCTCTTACGCTGCGTTATGAACTTGGAAGAAGAAATTGCATCTACAAGAAGCTTAAGCTCAGCCAGGTCATAGGCGTGACCATCATAGTAATACTTGTTCTGCGTAGACTCGTAGTGCTCAATGTGAAGGCCACAGTCATGAAGTATAGCAAGGTCATCGCTGATTGTGTTTCTGGAAACCTTGATAGCATATTGCTCTTTCAGAATCTTCATCAACTCGGCAGTAGAGAGTGGATGTTCTGCATCTGTATGCTGAAGTAAGTGCTGGTACAAATACAGGATTCTATGTTTCGTTCCATTTTCCATAATCCACCTCAGACCTATCCTCGGCTCTAGCAATTGATACGGGTCTCTTCCGGCTGATACTTGTCTACCAGATAGTCCTCATAGATACGGTCACTCAACCGATTATCAGAAGGAACTACTTTGCCCTGCTTAATCAGGTTGTACATAGCCAGCAGCAAAAGGGAGACTGTCGTCAGGCGCTGTTGTCCGTCGATGATCTGATATTCTTCGTTATCGCCGTCCGGATTAAAGGTCGAAACAATACTTCCAAAGAAGTGATTCTTACGCCCATTCCGGATTACCTTGGTCAGATCGTCATAAAGCTGCTTGCAGTCCTCGATCTTCCAGTCATAATTTCTCTGATAGACAGGGATCACAAACCGCTTGTCTGCGCCTTCCATATATTTAATCAGCTTCGATTCTGACCCTTTCATGCTGTACCTCCGCTACTGTGTGCCTGCGCACAATTACTGTATCTCTTCCAAATAGCGCACCGGCTTTCCGGTCGCTTTTGCATATTCAATCTCTGATTTCGTGCTGGAGCCGATATACCCGCCAACATTGATGACATATGTCTCATCCGCCATGTCGATCTTCCGCTTATGCATATCGTCCAGCATCTCCTTAGTCCGCGTCAGTGTACCTTCGTTCATGTTCTCCCAGACTTCATTGTCTCCGGAATGACCAAACAGCCCAACACTTATTACTATATTGCCCTCTAACGTCAGGCGTTTCTGGGCTTCCATAAACGCATCCTTGAAGCGTGTGCTGCCGCAAAGAGTGATTATCTTATATTCCCCAACCATCTATTATTTCACCTTATTAAATTCCATATCTCCAGTTGTATTTCGATCTGTATAATATTTTCCATTCAGGCTTCCTGATTGATCTAACAAGAATGTCGCCGTTCCATAATGAATAGCGCTTCGGTCTCGCACATTAGCCTTGGGTTCGTTCAGATATGAATAAATAAGTTCTGGCTGGTTCAGTATTTCTTCAATACAGCCTGTAACTGATCTACTCGCGCTTTCAGCCGTTTTTATTAGCACTTCCACAGACAGAAGACTTTGTTTAATCGTTAAGGAAGCAGATCTCTCTTTTCCATCATAACCGGACTTCAGCGTCCCCTGATATTCTCCAGCGATATATGGGATCTTCACACATGGATCAAATCTCCATAACCATTTTTCATAAGCAATCATTATTAGGGCAGCAATTCCTATGGCTTCTCCCGCATATCCGAATATCGTATATGCAGAAGCACCTTGTTTTATCTCACCAACAGAAAAAAACATCTAATTACAAATAAGATTATTGCTATCCACATAGCCTTCTTAATTAAGCTATCCAACTGTTTTTTCATGTTTCACACCTATATGTCATATTGATAAAACCGATACAGTTCATCTATAAAGTCTGACATATTTTGCCTTTCTGTTGACGTAGGACACAAGTCTTTAATGCCGTTCGCCTCTTTATATATAATCAGATAGGACTTGTGCTCGTGAAGATAATCAACAACCTCTTCAAAAGCAAATCTATAGGTTGAGTATTTCATAAATACATCGTTTGGAATGTTCCAAAGCAATGATTCCACGGCGAATGATGAGACTTTCATAGCTGCTGAATATCCAAAGTCCTCCATCATATACCTAAGCTTTTTTGCTATACGAACCATCTTCTTATAATAATGATTTGTTGCAACATTTTTAGATCGTCCGTTTGCTATATGTTGCTTGGGAAAATTATTGATAACTTCGCCGTCGTCAGCATAGATAGTAATACCTTCGTTATAACGTGTGTAATCATTATTATCTGAGTTGTAAATATGGTGCATTCCGAATGCAGGAACCGTGTCGGCCTGCTTACAATATGTATTTCCATCGACTTTTATAGATTTGTTCTTTCGATGAACAAAATAAGCACCAAAATAATCCTTCAACACCTTTTCTACAGCATTTTTGAAAGCGTCTGCCTCCGCATTATGTTTAAATCCTGGCACATAAGGTGAAAAGGCCTTGCCAAACGCATACTCATAAACATCTGTGCGAACGACCGCAATATCTACATCACTTTCTCCACGCACACAAGTATTGTTTGCATATGATCCCTGAATAAAAATCTCAATCTTTTCATTCGATGTAGATCTCTTTAAAGTTACAGCATACGAGTAGGTATCCTTTTCCAAGGGCTCAACATCATCAGTGTCAGTATAATAACCAAGTTTTTTCAGAGCATCTCTAATAGCTTTAATCGCATGTAAACACTTGTCATTTTCTGTATTGCTTAATGGTGCAGCATACAGTTTTAATTGATCTTCCGTGAACTTCATATCATCACTCCACTCCCAGTGCCTTATACACCGCATCCTCAGCGCCGCTATAGAAAATCAGATTGAAGCAGCCTACCAGTTCCGCCGGAACCGTGCCGAGATCAGCCGCCGATGTGATCGGCAGCAATACCTTCTTTGCACCGGAATCCAGGCAAACCTGCAGCGCATTTGCAAGCTCATCTACCTTGATAATTGTTCCGCTGATACTTATCTCGCCGAGCACCGCCAGACTGCTAACGGTCGGCTTACTCAGGGCGATCGAACTCAATGCGATCAGTGTCGGCAGCGCCAGCTTTCCGGTCATGCCGATACCCTGAAGATCCTGATAATTGACGATATAATCCTTCGTCGTAGTGCTGATGGAGCCGCTGATCCGGTTTCCGTTTGCTTTCAGGAAGTTGAATGCTGTATTGGAAGCCTCACGGCATTCCCGGTCAGAGCCAAGCCCTGTGCGCTCAAACTTGCCATTACCCAGCAGCATCTGGCTTTCCAGACGGAATACGCCGATCATGCCGGACTTGCCACGGGAGACGGTATAGACCTGTCCCGGATTGCACATACCTTCCGGAATCAACTTGCCGCCGCCCTGCTCAGGAACAGAGACATAGTGTTCCTCAAAGGTCTCGTTATCTATGTAGGAGAAGTTCACATCGTAGAACTCCATGCCACCAAGCTTCTTCAGCTGTTCCTTGACGCGGCGACGCATCTCAAGAGCAATCGTCAGAATCTCTTCAATCTCTTCCTTGCCAAACACACCGTCCGGATACAGAAGCTTCACATAGGCATCTACCATCTTGCGGACTGCAATGGTGTCCCGCTGGTTCAAGTTCTTTCCCAGGCGGAAAAACTTATCAAGGGAATCGCCGTACTGTTCTTTGCGAAGCTCACGAACGAACTCTGCCAGATAATCGGTAATAAAGCCATAATCATCTGTAAAGTGCTCCGGACGGAACTTCGGAATCTCCCAGCCGGGGATGTAGCAATGCATACGGTCAAGGAATGCCGTATCTGTGCCCATTTCCGGCGGGAACGGGTCAAACAGGCTGGATGTCTTCAGCAGAACATCCACGCTCTGGTTGATGTTGCCGACAAAGACCATGGAGGCAGACGCAGCTTTTTCTTCTTTGCCGCGTGCAAAGGAACCGGACGCCATATAATCCTTCATGATCTGTACGCCATCTTTATCCTTGAAGTGGATGCCGGCAACTTCATCAAAGGCAACGCAGTCCCACAGGCCAACAAGGCCGACGGTCTTTCTGCCCATGTTATAGAAGAGGTTCGCAACCGTCGTCTGGCCACCGGACACAAGGATACTGTTCGGGGAGATCTCCTTATACAGATGAGATTTACCGGTACTCCTCGGCCCCAGTTCGCAGAGGTTGAAGTTATTCTCAATCAGCGGCAGCATTCTGGTCAGAAGCAGCCACTTTTCACGGTACTGCAGTTCTTCCGGCTCCATGCCGATGGAGCGCAGCAGCACATCGATCCACTCATCCTTCGTAAAGGCCTTGCGGCCTTCCTTCAGCTCATCGATATCCACATGAGGCATCTGGATCGGTGTCAGCCTACGGATATGGATCGGCGTACCGTTCTTTTCCTCTTCGATAAACTCATAATCCAGCTGCACGATGCACCAGATGCCGCCGCAAAGCAGCCGGTCATACTTAGTCGGGTATTCCTCATCAATCGGGATACCCTTCAGTCCCAGGTTTGAAAAATCGGAGACATAGCAGTCATGCTTGATGTCCAGATTCACGGTGATCATATCGATCACAGTATGGATGCCGCGCTGGCGAAGCATGGAAAGGATCTTCTGCGCCTCATCCGGACGCACGAAATTATCGGCCAGGATCCTCTTGACGTTCTCTACTCCCTGCGCAATCACTTCCGGCTCATCCGAACTGCAATACTGGCCAAGAAGGAACTCCAGCACATAAACTGGCACATTTGCCCCTTCCTTGATCTTCTTCGTCAGATCCTTCCGGACGGTCTTTCCGTCGAAATGCTGACGGAGCTTATTCTTGATAACTTCTCTTCTATCATCCGTTTGAGAAAATCCTGATAAGCCGCGGTTCCAATCTTCCTTTTCTTCCTTCCCGCAGCGGGGGGGGCCGCCGCCCCCCCTCCCCTCTCTCCCCCC